TGAGTGGATACCGACCCGCTACATTCCTCGACGCGATCTGAAAGGGGGCAGAGCGTGAGCGACGATCTCACCATCAAGACGGATGGCGGCACCACGTTCACAATCAAAGATAAACAGGTGACGATTCATAGAGCGGGTCAACCCGATCACGTCGCGCCACTGGGCGATCTGCTGGAATTCCTGCATCTGTATGAGATCGAGGACGATGACGACGATTTCGAGGGGGACGAACCTTGATGTGGTGGCAAACGATCGCCTGGCTGATCGGCTTTATCCTCGGCTGGCTACTCTCGTGGCTCCCGGCACCAGCTCGCGCCGGCGGCTTCGATGATGTCGCCGTGCGCGTGGTCAACCAGCGCGGTCCGATCGCGGACATCGGCTCGGGCACTCTCGTTGCCGGCGATGGGCGAACAGCACTGGTGATCACCTGCAAGCATATCTTCGCCGAGGGCCGGGGCGTGCTCACCGTCGAGCGGACCAACCACACGCGCTATCCGGCTCGCCTGCTGGGCACCAGCCGCTTCAACGATATCTCAGCGCTCGAAATACCCGACCCCGGCGTCCGGCCGCTCAGAATCGCGGACAGACAGCCTCGGTCGGCGACGCTGATCGGCTTCGGCCAGACGAACCGGGCATGGAAACACCGGGGCAACATCATCGAGCACGCTGGCCGTACCGTGTTCTACTCTTTCATGCCCTTGGAGGGGGATTCGGGCGGCGGTGTGTTCGATGACGCGGGCCGACTCGCGGGCGTCGTGTGGGGCACCGATGGCACCGAGGGCGCGGTCGTACCGCTGGCCGACCTCCGGGCGGCGCTGGCGGGGCCGGCTTGTTCGAGGTATTTCCGCCAGATCTCTTATGCGAAAGCGGGTAATCCCATGCTCACCACACCGATGATGCTCGCGGCCATGATGACGGGCCAGCTCCCCCCCATGCCCGACAAGAGCCCACCAGCTCAACAGCTACCGGCACCGCCCGCCAAGACATTGCCGAGTCCGCAGACACGGGCCACGCCGCAAGCAACGCCCATGCCGGCCTTTGTACCCACGCAGCAGTATGAGGCAGCACCGCAGTACGAGCTTGCCCAGGCACCACAGGCGTTTGATATCCCGATCACGTTCCGGGTCAGGATCCGGCCGCAGATCGACATTGCGGCCGAAGCCTACGCGCCGGCACCTCGAGCGCAAGCCTACGCACCGCAGCCCCAGGTCAGCTATGGCGGCGGCGGCGGCTGCTATGGCGGATCCTATTCGGCGGGCTCCTACGGCTACAGTGGCGGCTTCGCGGCGCAAGCCTACGCGGCACCAGCCGCGGCGGTCCTCTGTCCCAGCGGGGCCTGCTACGGCGGCGGATTGAGCGCCGGCGGGTTCGGGCTCGGTGCGCGGCCGTTCGGGACCAAAATCAAATACAAGACCGGCCCGGGTATCGGGCTGGGACCGCGCGGTTTGCGTGAATTGCTGGGACGATGAGAAGTGCCGTTGCCAGCATGGAAAATGATGCCCGGCCCTTCCTTGATCTTAATCTTGCGCCCGCTTCAATGGGGCCACGCTGGCAACGGCGATATCGATTTTAGCAGCTTGCCATGCGACAACCGACAATGTTGATCCGAATCAACTTAAGGCCGGGTATCGGGCTTGGCCCGCGCGGCTTGCGGGAGTTGCTCGGGCGCTAGGTGTACTTGCTCCAGACCCTGCTGCTGCTCCTGCTCCTAATCGTGCTCGGGGCGATCCTCACAACCTGGACCAGCGACCGTGACCCGCCAGCTCAAAACCCTCGCCGTTGACGCCGCCATGCTGATACTGGTGGGCCTCGCTGTCTTCGCGGTCGTATTCAACATCCTCGATGGGTGGTTCTGATGATCATATCAGGCGTTGATGCTCGGTCGCTCTGGGTGGGCCTGTACAAGCAAGCTTCGTGGTTCAATTTCAAGACGAGCACCCAGGCTGCGCCGGTATGGGAATACACCTTTGACGCAGCCAAGCACCTGCAAAAACTATCGCCCGATGCGACCTTCCCGATGTTGCAGACAACGCAGGTTCAGGATTACGCAGTCATCGCCTGCTGGACGGCGGTGATGTTCGTGGACGGCGTGCCGATCGGCACGCTGGTACTGCCGCCCAACCTCTACCTCGGGCCGTATCCCGGTGTAGTCTCGGTTCACTGATGCATACCTGTGAGCGCGTGATCGATCTCACCAGCCGGCGTTACGCTCGGGTGTTCCGGGCCGAGGCTGACGACCTGGCTCAAGAGTGCTGGCTGGCGATGCTTGAGCACCGCAGCCAGATTCCCTACGTCGCGGCGCGTGCCGCTTGTGTCGAGGCGGGTCGGCGGCTCTTACGCTGGCGGCGCGATGATAAGCTGGCCACGCGGCCGGCTATCTGCGTGCCGCTCCCTGATGAGACGCACGACGTTCCGTACCTGCTCGGCCAGCTCACGCCACGGCAACGCCAGGTCGTGCGGCTGGCTTTCTGGCATGGGCTCGGTGTCAAGGAGACTGGCGAGGCGCTCGGCGTCAAGTGGACCACGGCGGCGCGGCTCAAGCATGACGCTCTGACCACGCTCAGGAGAATCTACGCATGACGACATACGAATTGATCCAGGCGGCGGAAGCGGCGATCCTTGACGACCAGCAGGCCGTCCAGCAATTGCAGATGGCGACGGTCAACCGCGAGCGCACCCAGGCGGCACTGCTGGCTGCAAACCAGGCGCTTTACGACGACCTGTCCGCCAACGGGCCGGCGTGCGTCGTGGACGATACCAGCGATCCGCCTACCGTGTGGCTCTACTCGGCGGCGGAACCTTCGACGTGGCAGAAAAACGAGATCAGGGTGGCCGCATGATTTCGCTTCAATCACTGGTTACAGTTGTTGTCTACCTCATCGTTGCCGGCCTCATCATGTGGCTTCTCTAGTGGCTCATCGATTACGTCGGGCTACCGGAACCTTTCAATAAGGTTGCTCGCGTGATCATGGCCATCGTCGCCGTGCTCGTAATCATCGGCATCCTCCTGTCGCTCGTGGGTGGAACACCAGTCTTTAGGCCGTGATGCTTGCCCTGCTGATCTTCATGTTGCTGGTCGTGCTGTTCAATACCTGGGCCACGGTCACCTATGCCAGACGTGCCGAGGCGGCAGCACGCGAGGCCAGCCATACCTCGGACATGATCATGCAAGGGCTGCTTACCGAGGCAGACCAGGAGCCACTCTCCAGGCGGCGGCACCTCTGATGCCTCATCGTGTACCCACCCATCGGCCACGCGGCAAGAGCAGGCATCAAGAATACGAGGCGCTCGATCGTGACAAGGAATCAAAGCGCTTCTATCACACCGCAGCATGGGCCAAGGCTCGGGTCATGCAGTTGCAAGCCCACCCACTATGTAACGAGTGCTTATGTCAGGGACGCATGACGCGGGCCACGTTGGTGCACCACATGATGGAGCTGACCGCACGGCCTGACCTGGCCCTCGACCCGATCAACCACCGCAGCTTGTGCGGGCCATGTCATAGCCGGCTGCATGCCACGAAGAGGGGAGGGGGATCATTTTAGCTACGACCGTTTCGCTCAGGACCGCAGCCAACCCGCGCGCTTTTTTCCAGAGAATTCCAGCCCCATGAAGGCAAAACCCCCAGACCACCAGGCCATCCCGATCGATGACGTTCACATCGATCCGGCCAACGCCAGGCAACATCCAGAGCGTAACAGGGCCACCATACGGGCTTCCCTGGCACGGTTCGGGGCTGGTCGGTCGATCGTGCTGGACGCGAACAACGTGGTGCGGGCCGGTAACGGCACGCTGGAGCAGGCTCGCGAAGCTGGCTACGAGGAAGTGTTGATTGTCGAACCGAAGCCCGGCCAGCTTGTGGCCGTCAAGCGGGCCGACTGGTCAGCGACCGAGGCGGCGGCGTATGGCATTGCGGATAATCGGGCGACTGACCTCGGCGCGTTCGATGATGCGGCCCTCGCCTCGACACTCAAGGCGCTGCAAGACGAGGCGTTCAACCTGGGGGCGATCGGGTACACGGGTGATGAGGTTCAGAACCTCATCGATCGGCTGGCCGGTGAGATTGTGGATGATCCGCAAGGTGAATGGGAGGGGATGCCAGAATGTGAGTCTGAAAATCGTCTTCCTGCATCGCAGCTTACCATTTATTTTGGTTCAGATGCTGATCGAGAAGAGTTTAGTAAGCTCATCGGCCAATCCCTCACACCACAGACCAAATGGATCTGGCACCCGGCACGGAAAACGCCCGCCGGGCTTCAGTACGTCGAAGAATGAGTCTTCAGCCACGATATCCGATTTACATTCCTAGCAAGGGGCGCTGGGTTTCTCGGCTCCGTTTGACATCCCGCTATCTCGAACGGATGGGCGTTGATTACCGGATTATCGTGGAAGAGTCTGAGGCGGCTAGCTATTCCAATGAAATTGATCGGAGACATATTCTCATTCTTGATGCTACTTATCAGCGTAGCTATGATGCCTGCATGGTCCTCGCACCTGGCCAGAGTACGGGCTCAGGGCCGGCGCGAAACTTTGCTTGGGACCATGCCCAAAGCGTAGGCGCGCCTCGACACTGGGTGATTGATGACAATATCGCCGGGTTCTATCGATTCCATGAGAACCGCAAAACGCTAATGTTAGGTACAACCGTTTTCCGGGTGATGGAAGATTTTGTTGACCGTTATAGCAACGTGGCGATGGCGGGGCCACATTATGAGCACTTCGTCTTGCGACATGCTAAGCACGCACCATTCAAGCTTAATACTCGAATCTATTCCTGTAATCTCATCCAAACAAATGCACCGTTTCGATGGCGAGGCCGGTATAACGAAGACACCATCCTAAGTCTTGATATGCTCAAAGCAGGATGGTGCACTATCCTATTTATCGCGTTGCTACAGAACAAGGTAGCAACTCAGCGCCTAGAGGGCGGCAACACGGATGAGCTTTACAAGGGCGGCACGCTAGAGAAGTCGCGGATGCTGATTCGAGAACATCCCGACGTTGCTCGGCTAACCCGAAAATGGAATCGCTGGCACCATTATGTTGATTACCGGCCGTTCAAGGGTAACAAGCTGATACGAAAGCCTGGGGTGATGATTCCCCAGGGCGTGAACAATTACGGCATGGTACTCAGGAGCCGCGAATCATGACCGAGGCTTCCCGGTGGATCGCAGCATAAAGCTCGGCCCAGCTCTGGCCATGCCTGCGGGCGATCTTCTCACCCCGCCGCTTGTAGGCTTGGAACCACGCCTGACCTCCACGAAGGCCGGTCAGGCGCTCGGTGGCGAACTCGCGGGCAAGTCCGGTGATGATCTCGGGGGCAATGGGGCGGCGGGTCGTGGTCTTCATTCCGGCTTGCTCCGTGTCTTCTTGACCTGCTTCGCCAGCAGCCTCGCGGCCTCGATCACGGCATCATGCAGAGTCTTGATGTCGCCGTGGCCGATGGCAGACTCAAGCTCCTCACGGGTCTTCTGGGGCAAGTTCAGGAATGTCTGGACTCGCGGCTCGGCCTTGCGTTCATTCAGCTTGGGCATGACATGATTCTCCTCGTTGAATTCCGGCTCGTAAACCTGACGGTTGACTCGACTTGTCGTGGTAATCGCGTACACTGGAATGACCTTTCTCTTTCAGGGGGAAGGAACCGGCCGGTCGGGTGTTCGCGCACCCGCCGGCCCTTTTGCTGGGTCAGGCCATAAACTTCTCGTAACTGGCCTTGAGGTCTTTACGACGCATGGAGACGGCGGGCGGCGTGACATGGTGACGCTGGGCGATGTCCTTGGTATCCATCCCCTCGGCCATCTCCACGGCATAGGTACGATGAGACTCGGGCAGCGACTCCAGCCATGACTCGGTATCGACCTTGAAGGCGACGGCATCAAAGACGCTGGTCCGGTCGGCCACGAAGGCATCCATGTCGAGGCTATGCCGGCTGGCATGGTTGAAAAGCTCCTTGCCCCCGGAGTAAGCGGCCTTGCCTGCCATGCGGCCGGAGCGCGTGCGGCGGCAGGCAAAGGCGAATGTAGTGGAGAGGAGCGTGTCGTTGGCCAGGGCTCGTTCGATCAGGGAAACGAAGTCTTGCCAGGTCAGAAACAGGGCGTTGGCCACGGCCTCGTCGCGGGCCTCAGGCGTGAGGTTGCGGAAGTAGGTATGAGCACGGCGCCAGAGTTCAGCATGACGGGCCTCAAACAACTTGTGGCCCTCGTCGATGGTACGGATCAGGGTGTCGGTTGATGCGATTTCGGGTATCATGGGAATTACCTTTCTTCGATTGCTTCGGGGAAGGGAACCGGGGTCGAGCGGAGGTCACATTCCGCCCGGCCCCACACTTTAGGTAGTCATCTCGGGCAATAGGCGTCATAAGCGTCTTCGGTGCACTGGGGGCAGACACCCGATGTCGGCTCCAGGCTAGTGACAACGAGAGCACAATGCGGGCAACAAACGTAGGTGGGCTTGCTCTGGTTAACCACCGGCTTTCGCAGCCGGGCGGCAGTACGAATTCTCACCCGCTTGCCGGTCGCCTCGTTGAAGGCTTCCCAGCCGCCATAGGGCGAGGTCTGAAGCAGGGTCACGCTGGTGAGCTTGCCGCTCACCTTCGCCACGTAGGTTCCACCGATCTGAACGTCTTTCGCTTTCATGGTCAGGTCTCCAGGTTGGGGTCAGGGGGAAGAAAAGGCCGTCCGTGGCCGGGGTTGATTCAGTCGTTTTCGTCGTCGCGGTCTTCGTCGTCCTGCTCCTCGATGTCGTCGCTCTCCTCGGCTTCAAGCTCATCGATCGTGTCTTGAAGCGTGACCATACAGCCGCGATCGTCCAGACATCCCTCGATGTTGTTGATCCAATAGCTTTCGGCGCGTCGGCCAATCATGCCGGTCCCTCGCATGATGTCTCGGGCTTCAGCAACCAGTTCCTCGAAGCGCTCCTTGAGATTTTGCAGTTCGCTGGCCTTGTCGGTGGCCTCGGTGCGGGTCAGTTTGTTGCTCATCGGTCGTTTCCTTTCAGGTTGTCGGTCGTTTGTCGTCTCTATATATACTATACGCAACCAGTCCTCTTGTGACAAGAGGCTGGCAGGAATTTTGCCGAGATTTTTTTTGATCACTGACACGAGTGGTTGAAGAGTGAATCCATGTGGCTAACCCCGGCGGCACACCCGAGAATCTTAAACCTTGGCCGAAAGGCGTTTCCGGCAACCCCGGAGGCAGGCGTAAACAGCCCGACATTGACGCCCTCGACAAGCTCATCAAGGAGATGGCAGCTGAACCGAGCATTGCACGGACATGGCTCACGGCTGCACTCGGCAACGTCAAGGCTGGCATCCCGCCCAACCCAGCGCTGTTCAAGCTCCTCATCGAGTATCGCAACGGCCGGGTGCCGCAGGATCTCAACCTGACCTATGCCGACAGCGACGAAGCAAAGCCCCGCATCGAAGTGCCCGACGTGGACCAGCGACCCAAGAGACGAGCGCGTGGACGTAAGGCTAAAGCGTCGGGCTCAAACGGGGACGTTCCCTCGTGAGTGCCTGATCTCGGGTCCGGCTGGGACCGGCAAGACGTTACCGATCCTTCGATTCATCCACTGCCTCTGTTGTGATTATCCGATCCGTTGTCTGATCATGCGAGCGACCCGCAAGAGCCTGACTGAATCCGCCCTCGTGACCTATGAAGAAGAGGTCTTGGCGCAGGATGACATGGATTTTCTGCGCATCGGCTGTAGCCGGACTCATCGCCACGCTTACAAATATCCTATCGGTTCCACGATCGTCTGCGCCGGCCTGGATCATTATGAGGATCGTATCCTCTCGACGGCCTGGGATGTCGTGTTTGCGAATGAGGCAACTGGCATACGTCAGGAGGTATGGGAAACGCTCGCGTCCCGAATGCGGCGTCCTGGCCGGGCAGGTCGGTTTGGTTGGATGCTGGCCGACACCAACCCCGCCAGCCCCGATCACTGGTTCTTGAAGCGCGTCGAGGCCGGTACCACCGAGCACTGGGAAACGACCCACCGGGCCAATCCCCGCATGTTCGATGGCCACGACTGGACGCCGGAGGGGCTCCAGTACCTCGACCAGCTCCACGGGCTGACCGGCCTGCGGCGCAAGCGGCTCCTCCAGGGCCTCTGGGTTGCTGGCGAGGGCGTGTGGTTCGATCAGTTCGACCCGGACGTGCACGTCACCACCGACGCCGAATTCGATGAGGCCCTGCCCGTGCATTGCTCGATCGATTCGGGCGTGCATACCGGCGCGGTCATGCTCCAGTATCGCGATACGTTGGAGGGGCCTTATGTCAACATATTCGCTGATTACTTCGCAGAGAGCCAATCCGCCGAATCTGCCGCCAGGGCCATCCTCGACCTTCTCGGTGTTCACTGTCCCGACGCACGTAGGCGCATATCTACGGATAGCGCAGGGGGGGCTCGCAATCCGGTGGGGCCATCCGTCATTTCCGAATACGAGCGATGTGGCCTGCGCGGCACCAGCGGAATCGAACAGTGGCCCAAGTACCCAGGCTGCGTCACGGCTGGATTGGCCACCGTCGAGGCCCTGATCGGCGATACCAGACGCGGCTGCGGGCTCAAGATCCATCCCCGCTGCCGCCATACGATCAATGCTTTCCAAAGCTACGTCAGAGCCAGACGTGCAAATCAGTGGATGGATTACCCCGAAGACCCGCAGCATCCGTTTGAAGACATGATCGATTCTATACGTGGCGTGCTGTCGCTCCTCCTGCCGGAAGGCCGCAAGCCGCCGATGAACCTGCCGCGCATGAAGGCCGGCCGGATCTTTTGAGAGATTGACCCATGCCTGAACAGCCGCCACCACCAGCACCAGTCGCGCAGACGCCGCCCGCTCCACACCCTGACTTCAACCGACCGCCAGCGGCACCAGGCGAGAACCGGCCGCAACCTGTCTACATGGACGCGGCCATGTACCAGGCATGGGAAGCCGAGCGGCTCGAATTGGTCAAGTTCAAGCAAGAGGCCCAGAAGCAATTTGAGGCCAAGGAAGCCGAACGCCTCGCCGCGCTGGCGAAGGCGGGCAAGATCGAAGAGGCACTGACCGAGACTCGCAATCAAGGCGAGATCAAGCACCGTGAGGCCGAGCAGCGCTATCAGGCGCTCGAATCAGCCTGGCTCGCGGAGAAGAAAGCGGTAGAGATCGCCGCAGCCCTCAACGGACGCTCGTTCGTCGGGCAAGATCCGGCCAAGACGGCGGCACTGGTCCGCAGGCTATTGGCCGACGAAATCGAGGCGGCTCGGGACAGCCAGGGCAACCCGATCGTCTATGACCGGACCACTCGTCGGCCGGCCTCTGACTACCTCCGAGAGAGGCTAGACAGCCCTGAATTCGCGGTGTTCTTCGCACCAACTCAGCGCGGCGGCGCGGGAACTGACGGAACCCGCTCCGCAGGCCCACCACAACCCATCCAGCCCGGTTCGGTCGAAGCGATCGCAGCCCGCTACAAGGAGCAAGTCTCTTCTGGTTTCGGGCTTTCCCGCGTCTCATAACATATCTTGATCAACCTATCCGTCGAGGTGAGTCATGCCACTGTATGATCAAAGTTTACCGAACACTCAATGGACCAGCGTCAATGCTGGCGTCATCCCGGAAGACGTTTTCGGCGTTGCCATCAACTGGTTCGTCAACCGCACGCCGCTGACGACCCGCTTGCCTCGCGGGCCTGTCGGCTCGGCCAACTTCAGGATCACCAACGACAACTACCGGCCGCGATCGGTGGCGCTGGGCACGAGCTGCACGTCGGGGCAGGGGACGCTCGTCTTCGTGGACGCCTCCAGCTTCACGGTCGGCGATGTCGTGCAGGCCGATTCCGAGCTGATGCTGGTGACAGCGGTTTCCGCAACCACGCTCACCGTCACCAACGCCTATGCGGGCACGTCGGCAGCGGCTCACACGGCACCCGTGCCCGTGTATCTCATCACCAACACGCGGACGGGTGCCGAGATTGACGTGGTTGGCATCAGCAGGACGCCGGTCACGATCATCCAGCCATGCCAGACGGTGCAGCACGCTTATCAGGTCGGCGGGGCCTTGCAGGCAGACGACAACTATTACGGCGGCTTCATCACGCCGCTGGCTCGTGACAAGATGCTGGCCGTGCAGCATGTGATGGACGACTTCGAGAGCGCCTGTTATTACGGTGCTGGCGTGGCAGTCGCGGCGACCGGCACCAGGCCGCTCATGAAGGGATTCAAGACGCTGCTCACGACCAACAACAACGCCAGCCCAACCAACGCGACGGCGTACAAGCCCTCTGACCTCGTGCGCGACACGATGCAGGCGTGTTTCCAGAGCGGCGGCAATCCCAACCTGATGCTCATGTCCACCGACTTCATGACCGGGATGGCCGTGTGGGGCCACGCCGCCCAGCGTCTCCAGGCCGGGGCCAACGTCTTCGGTACGCCCATCGATCTCTTCGAGGCTCCGTTCCTGTCGGGCATCTCGATCATCCCCGCGCCGCTCCTGCGGGCAGGCACCGTGCTCTGCCTGTCAGGCCCCGAGGTCAGGATTCGTATGAAGCGCGACATGATCGACAAGCCGCGCGGGTCACGCGGTGACGCATTCGAAGGTGACGTTATAATGGAAGGGGCAATCGAGATCGCCAACGAGGCGCACCACGCGATGGTGAGCGGTATCACCGGCTTCGCTGCGGCGTGATGAGACGAGATGAAATACTGGCGACTTTTCGACCATCCTACATATAAAGGACAAAGCATGGCAGATCCAATCAAGGGCCACGAATCGCATCCGGCAGCCGTTGCCAAGGCCGCGCCCAAGCACCCGATGACCGACAAGGCCAACGCGCTGCTGGAGAAGATCGCCAAGGTGGATGAGAAACACCGCGAGGAACTGGCCAAGCTCCGAGAGGAAGCTGCGGCGCTCTATGCCGAGGTCTCAGCCGAGAACCTGTCACCGACCAACCTGGGCGTGTTCCACGCAACGCAGGCCGGGATCGATGCCGAGCTGAACTACCTTGACCCTGATTGCATCGCGACGAAGCCGGCAGCACTGGTGGAACCGGAGAAAGCCGAGGCAAAGCATGGCCAAGGATAAATATGTCTTTCCAGGCATGACGCCGTTTTTCACGCAGGTTGCTGCTGACCTGGGGCTCGATCCGCACCAACTCGGGCGGGCCGTCCAGGGCTGGCACATCGCCCAGCTTCAGCAACTCCTCGGGCAGCTCCCCAGGCTCGATCCGGACTCCCAGCAGAAGATGCTCGACGAACACGTCTACCCGATCCTCGAAAGCCTGGACGGGGCCAACGAGGCGGCGAAAGCGGCCGTTGCTGATGCCGTGGCCGGCTGCGGCATCGCCGCTCCCAAGCGGCTGAAGTCCGAGAAGAAAGCCACCAGTGGCCACGCTCAGCGTTAGTCCGACCCGCGTGCGGGCCAACCAGACCAAGGTCATCACCTTCGTGGGCAGCGGCACGGCCTGGGGTGCGCCTACTTTCACACCCTCGGGTGTGGTCGGGGTGTCCTGCGGTGCCGTGACCGTCCTCAGTGCCACCACGGCAACGGCTCCGGTCACATATGGGGCCAATCCAGGCACGGTGACGTGGACGGATTCCACGACCGGGGCCACGACCCACCAGCTTATAGGCGGTCGTATCACACCCCTCTGGGCACCTCACCGGCCATACCGCTAACGCATGGCGCTAACTCCCAACTCTGCTCTTCTCGCCAACCCCGCGACGATCGTCTATAGCGGCGGCGTCATGAACATGGGGTTTCCGACGATCGAGCTCCCCACCGGGCAGATCGTCAAGACCCCGCACGTCGAGTGGACGCTCAATCAACTTCGCTGGCGCTGGCTGCTCGATTCGTGGGAGGGCGGCGAGGCGTACCGCACGGCGATCTACGGTACGGACGTGCGCGGCATGCCGATCAGAAACATGATCCGCCACAAGCGGGAGTATCCTGCGCCCACCGATCAATCCTACTCCCGCCAGGTGGGCAGGCCACCGGGAACGGACATGGCCAACCAGGCGACCGATGACGATTACGAGCTACGGCGGGCACGCACGCCGGTCCCCGGTTTCCTCGCCGAAGTCGTGGATCGACACCTGGGCAAGATCTTCAAGAAGGAGGTCAAGCGGGACGGCCCTGACGCGATCGAGCAGTGGTGGGAAGATGTCGATGGACGCGGAACGACAATGGATCAGTGGATGGCGGAAACCGTCGCGCCGCTCCTGCTGGTCCTCGGCCAGCTCGATATCTGCCTCGACCATCCACCGGCACCTGAGCGTGAAGACGTGCGCAGCCGGGCCGACGAGATGCGGCTCGGCCTCGATGCGGTCGTGGCCTCGTACATCCTGCCCGAAAATGTGTGCTGGTGGGTACTCGACGCACAGGGCGAGTATGAAGAGATCATCATAAAGGAAATTCAGGAAGATCAGTCAATCCGATACTGTTACTGGAATGAAGAGGTTTACGCACGTTACGATCTCGACGGCGACATCATCGGCAGCCCCACGCCGCACGATTACGGCGAGGTGCCCATCATCCGTATCTTCGATCGACGCCGGCCGCGTGCCTGCAACGTCGGTCTGCCGCGCTACGAGATGATCGCGGAGATGCAGCGCGAGTATTACAACAAAGACTCGGAGCTGATCCTGTCGGACACCACCCAGGCACACCCCCTCCTGCAAGGCCCCGAGGATTACGTGCAGGGCGATGGTACCATACCCATCGGGCCGGCGTGGCTCTTGCCCAAAAAGAAAAACATGGCAGGGGCCACGGCCGTCTACGAGGGGTTCGAGGTCGTGACGTTTCCCAAGGACGGGGCGGACTCGATCCGGCTCAACCTCGACCGGCTCCGCGATGGCGTCGATCGCCTGGCGGGCCTGACCAAGCCGGCCGGGGCTCAGGGGACGGGCGGGCAGACCGTGAGCCAGTCGGGTATCTCCAAGCAGCTCGACGCCGATGTCGGGCATGACCTTCTCGGCAACATCAGCAAGACATTGGAGCGGGCCGAGCAGGCTATTGCGGCTTTATTCTGGTTCGTCGAGGGCAATGGCGATCCGCAAGAGGCAATGGTCGCTCAGACCCAGATTCAATACGGGACCGAGTTCAACCTGCAAAGCGCCGACGATATCGGCAAGCTCACGGATCGATTCCAGCAGGTCATCGGCAGCGGTGGCAAGGCCCCGCTCGTGGAGGGCAAGCTGATCGAGCGGTTCGTCAGGCAGGCGATCACGGGCCTGGATGACAGCGAGTACGAAGCGATGACGAAGGAAATTCAGGCCGTGCTGACGCAAGGCCAGGAAATGGAGCAGAAGCAAATCGAGGCCAACAAGCGGGCGCTGGAGAATGGAGCGACGAACGGCATGAATCCCGAGGATATGCTCGGATAATGATCCGTCTCACCGTAGCGCAGGGTGCGTTGCTGTCGCGCACGCTCCAGGCGAATACCCTGGCCATGCAGCCCGTCATTGGCAAGTACGTCGGCACGGACACGATCCATTGCCTGCTCTGGCCAGCGGGTGCCTCGCAGGATTCGGCGCTGGCGGTCGTGCCCACCGGCTCATGGCTCACTGACGCGGGCGGCGATCCGAATTACGGGGCCAACCTGGGCCAGTGGGTTTACACGGTGTCGCCCAGTCAATCGGCGGCGCTGGAGCCGGGCACCTACAAGACATCGGCGAAGGTCACGCACGGCACCGAGGTTGACGATCTGCTTGAAGGTGAGCTGACGATCACCGGGACGGGCGGCGCGGCCCTGCCTCCTGCTGCGTCGTCTGTCTCCGGTGCCTCGGCAACGATGCTCGCGCTGGTGCCGACTCTCTATTGCACTGATGAAGATGTCGTAAAGCGATGTTACTCTGATTTCACAGGTTTGCTACCTGATAGCATGATGCTCGCCTGGGGCTCCGATGGCGTGTTCTCGGCGTCCGATCCCTGGACGCTCACCAGCCCTTCGACCAATTTCACGAACCAGCTTCAACCGATCTGGACGGCAGCGGACGGTACACCCACGCCGGTTGGCTATGTCGTCTGGCTGCGCAAGCCTCAATCAGCATTCCCCGCAGGTGGTATCTTGATGGCGGTCGCGGCGGTCAACGGCACCAGCATCACGCTGCGGCGGCTCAACCTGCCTTCGGGGTGGGGCCTCGCTCCCTCGCCGGCGCGGGGCCTGGCGGGCGTGGAGTTCCAGGTGTGCACGTTCTACCCGCAGATCGAAAACGCCAGCTATGAGACGAACCTGAAATACAGGATCGATGCCACGATCCAGCGCCGCGCACCCATGAGTATTACAGATTTGCGGGTCTTGCGTGCCCAGACTGTGGCAATGGTCTTGCTCGATCGCTATAGCAGCGAAACCCGAGACAGCGGGGGCGATTACGCGCACAAGATCGACCTGCTCAAGAACGAGCTATCCGACCTGCGGGCCACGCTCACGATTCGCTGGCTGACGGGCCTCGATTCCGCACCGCAGACGGGCCAGTTTTATACCCGGCTGGTGAGGTGAAATGCCGTTGCCAGCGTGGAATAGACGGTCATCCATACGACCGACGCGGACGATTACCTGCTTCGATGGGGCCACGCTGGCAACAGCAAGGCTAATCTCACCACATTGCTAGTTCTATTGCAAGAGTGTTTATCTGAATCAACATGGGCGTGCTTGATTTACCTCAGAGCAACCGGGCCAAGGTGTTTCGTCTGACCGTCGATTACATGCGGAACGATGAGGCGCTAAGCAAGGCGGTCAGGACGTGGCAGGTTTGGGACGGCGGTGACATCCAGAGCATCTTGCGGCCTCCTCTGCCCAGCGGTGCACCGTACATTCGCATGGACCCGACGCTGGCTCCGATGAACTGGCACAGTCCCGACGCGCAGCAGGGGTTCCTCGTCGTCAAGATCAGGATGATCGTTCAGAGCACTGATTCAGACGATTATCTCAACCTCTGGGATGCCATCGAGGCTTCCCTGTATCCCTACGGCCAGCGATCGCGGCAACTCCTCTTCCAGCAAGAACTGGCCGACCTGGGCTGCGAACCCCAGCAATGGGAATTCTCCACGCCGGCCGCAACGCCGATGGGCCTCGATGACAGCGGCATGTTCAATTGCGACGGTCTGATGCGCATCAACATCGTTCGAGCATTTAACCCCTGACAAGCCAGGAGTAAATCAACATGCCATCGCGTGAGTACTGCTGGATTGTTGAGGAGAGTTCTTACGGGACTCCGGTATCCGGGCCAGTCACCGGAACCAACGCCTTTTACGCAAGACTCCACCAAGATGATGCGTTTACTGGCCAGATGTCTCCCGTCCTGCTGGACATCATGTACGGCGGCGGTCGGGCCACGCCTGCCATTCAGGTGACGGACCAGTTCCTCGTACCGTTCAACTTCTCCTCATACGTTTACGCCGGAGCCTACAGCGCGATGCTCCTCAACTGGGCAATCACGCCGGTCAATGCGGGACGAACCGCTCCGTGGACCACGACCGATCCTAACTTCGTCATGCCACCGGGCGACCTGGCCTCGCTCAGCTTCTACCACGCTTACCAGATGCCCGACGGCACCTACGACATGCGGCGGTACGGCGGGGCCAAGTGCCTGACGTGGAACCTGGCCTGCTCGCGCGATGATCCTCGACTGACCTTCTCCTGCACGGGCGTGGCGATCCGCGATGACACCAACGCGGCCGGCGCGGTCGCTTATCCGCTCGCGGCCGAGTTCCCGCCACCCACCGAATTGCAGTATCCCTTCAATCCGTATCTGTTCAGCCAGTCGAGCGGCAACCTGTTTCTGTTCTCGGGCACCTCGACGGCGCGGGCTCAGTATCAGAGCATGGGTATGTCATGCACGAACGCGATGGACCCACGCGCGTTTGAATCGAAGTATATGCAATTGTGCCGGTTCTGCGGACGCACGACCAACCTCACAGCCAGCGTCTACTTGAAGCCGAGCCCGGCCGATCTCCAGCTTTTCCAGACGGCCACGCGGCTGACCTCCAGCCTCAAGTTTGATAACGGCACCAACACCATCAAGATCGACATGTTGACGCACAATCACATGAAGACGCACGCTCGCAAGCTGGGCATCGACAAGGTTTACCTGCACGATCTCAGCGCCCAGAACTTTTTCGATGAGACAGGCGCGCTTGGGGACATCGTGTTAACTACTACGTGATCACCACATGGTTTGCTGGGATTCTCGGCAAGATGCCTTTGGGGGTATCACGGATTCGCTGGGCGCTTCGAATTTTCGTTGCGCCCGCAACATATCGCGAAGACTTTGGAAGTGTTTGAATTCGGTCTTTGTCCATTTGGTTCTTGTTTTCTTTAAACTTATATGATAATGCATATATACAGCTTCTTTCCATATCATGAAATCCTGTTGTTTCTTAGATCTAAGGGGGTATTTCTCGAAATGAGGAATGAGGATGTGAAGCATGGCAGACAGCCTATTGACTCGATAGCAAGTTTGCCAGTTGGATTTAGGTGACGTTTTCAGTTGAGGGGCCGCACTGATGATCGTACCGGCTCCCCAGAATGCTTTGATGTCTTCAAGGATAGGCCTATCATCGCTTCGCAAATGAAGCTGAAACGAACATATGCCAAATGCGTAATTGCGTTGAATACGCACACCAAGAAAGAAACATGCTTCTCCATCGGTGAATCCAGAAAGCCAGTGGCCGAAAGCATCACGATCAGCCGTGGACATGGTAGACTGGTGAGGAACCATAGCTGCTATCTCCCTGAAGATAGAGGTTGTGGCCAGGGCCGGACGGGTGTTGACAGCACTCGTTTCCGGCTCGTTTCATAATAGCAGAAATGCCCGCCAGTTTCACTATCAAAGGCATTGAACCCAATGGGCTTAACGCATTCCCGGATGCTGTTAGACTTATGTATTGGAGTTGGGTCGCCACGCTTGTTTTGAAAGCGAAAGACAGGGATCTTGCGGCGGGCCTTGATGCATTCGGCGAACCTCTCAGGCCAATCTCGAAAGAGACGAGGAAGCATCGCAAAAGCGCGATGACTCCCTCTGGACGCGGCGATCCTTCCGCGCCTCCATTGTCACCGGGCAGGAAGCTCTCGCGGGTTCGTAGCTTGTTAGCAGCCAGGGCACTGGTTGACCGTGTTGAAGCTTGGTGGCGTTTCGATCCATTCACCCATGCGTCGTTCGGCCGCATCCTGACCTTCCAGCAGGAGCAGGGCCGCGACGTGTTCGGGCTCTCCGACGAATCCACCGAGGAGGTCAGGCTCGCGGCGCTTCGCAAGTGGCGTACCTGGCTGACCACAGGGCAAGCCGTGCCGCTGGAACTGGAAGGAAGGCGGGTCGTCGCTCCAATGGCGGCGACGGGCACGACGGGGCCTCCGGTAAGAGCAGGCGAACTACCCGGCCATGCTCCGACGAAGTTTGCCGTGTTCGGGATCGGCGGTGAGCCGGGCACAGGGGCACCAGTCCGGGGCTTCAGCGAGGCCGAGTTCAAGGCCTTCTACCGGCAGACGATGCCCGCCAACGTGCAGGCGCGGCCGGGCACGGATTACAACCGGCTCTTGCGGCATATCTGGGGCGAGCCTCCAGCGCGGGGCAGGGGGCCTGCACCGCCCAGGCCCAAGCCAGTACTCAAGCCGCCCGTCGTTCCGGCCGTGGTTTTAACCCTCGAACGCTTCGCGGGTGTGGCTCTGCAAGCTGCTCGTGCGGTTCCCGAGGCGCTTCGTTACGCCGAGACCAAGGTGTGGATCATCGACGCCTACGCGGCGTTTGCGGCCATGCATCCCGAGGTCAGTCTCGACGAGTTCAAGCGGCTCTTGCTGGAAGCCCACCGGGCACGCCTGCTGACGCTGGCTCGCTTTGATGTGC